CCGCAGGTTAGCCGGGTTCAGTGTGACCTCTGGCCTCTGGATGTTAGCCGGCGTCAGCTCCTCGATGTGGTGCACGATAACACCAGGCGTGTAGATCCCACGGGCCAGACAGTTCTCACACAGATGTCTGCGCTGTGCAGCATAACTGTCCCTGCAATCCTGCCACTGCTTGGATGAGTAGAATGCCCTGGCGAATTCCCTGGCCATTCCTATCCCCTCACCCTGGCGGATACCATGTTGATCTCACTGGGGTAATCTATATCACATGTGTAATCATTGATAGCCACATAGCCGCCGTTGATGTGGTTAGGATCTCCACCACGCACCACGTTCCACAGCTCCCAGGCTATCGGCTGCCGATGAAAGCCACCGGCCTTATCTATTTCTTTTACCTTGGCTATTGCTTCACGCAGATGCTGGGTATTGACCACCTTGAAGCCAAAGGGCTCAATATACCATTTAGGATATTCAGGCGCAAATGGCGGCTTAGATCCGAACAGCATAATGTCATCTGTCTCATACCCCACTATCTTCCTGATTGCTTCCGGAGAGAATACCACATCACCAAACAGATAAGTGGTAGGCTCTTCAGTCGGATAGAATCCATTGCACCAGTATCCTTTGTTCTTGTTATATCCGGCAGACTGGTAATCATTCTCGTGCCGGAGAACAGGAACACCGAACTGCTCGAATACATCATTGTTTGAACTGATGGCGATATCAGTAACGCCAGCCTCTCGCAGAAGCCTGATAGTTCTCTCAACAAGAGCCTCGCCTTTCACCTTGGTCAGCTGCCTTATTCCGGTACCTTCCCATGTCGTGGATACTCCTCCGCACATGATTATATACTTCATACTGTTCTCCTTTCCAAAGCAACGCATGCCGGCCCTTGGGGTTGATGGTCAGACCACCAGGAAAGGAGGCCAACCGGGGAAGAAGAGCCTTTTGGGGAAAAACCGGTTGGACTTTACACAGGGCGCAGGGCCGTACATGGTGCCGTTAATAACATAATCAAAGGGCCGGTATTGCCGACCCTTAGCCACGTTTTACGAGTGTGGAACCTCGCTCTTTGAGAGGTACGCAGGAGTTGTTTACAACTTCCCACGGTACCATATTAACACATCTCAATTTGCCCGTGGGGACAACATTAAGGCTTATAAATACCAAGGCGCACAGCCACGGAATAGATGAATTTACTCTTGTGCCTGGAGTAAGTCCGCCGATCCGCGTCATCCGGGTAACGAGTTCCGTGCATGATATTATCCCAGACACCGCGCTGGTACTCTGATTGTATCTTAGCCCGCTCCTCGTCAATCACATTGACGGTATGCGAATAGACGCTCATATTAATCGCCTTGGAATAAGTCGGGTCGCTGATACCACTGCCTCGAGGCTGGCCATCTCTGTCTGGAGTAGCAAGAATAATGTCCTCCACCCTCTCTTTCATCCAGTAATAGCCCTTTATCTTCCACAGCGTTTCATAGTAAATATGATGTGGCAGAATGTATTTGTTGCCACGACGAGGCTGGTAATGCTTCATAAACTATTCACTCTCCTGATATTCTTCGCAATAGTCTTCTAAATAATTCTCAATGCTATCCATGATCTTGCTATAGATTGGCGCGGCCATCCTTTCGTCTGGTAGCACTTCCATGATTGTGCTCCAGGTCGGCCCTCTTAACTGCTGCATAGTAACAATATATTTCTTTTCCATCATTTCCCTTCTTTCTGTAATTGCTTGATAAGTTGAAGAGCCTGTGTTTTGCTGCCCTTCTGGTCGGCAAAGGTCTTATCAGTTTGGCTCCAGTCCTTTATGAGGTACCAGCCTATTGCCGTCCAATCCTTGTATTCTTCCGGCCATAAGAAAGTCCGGTATTCCTCTTCGACTACCAGCGAACAGCCAGGCAGCTCATGCCTCCACAATCTCCGCTGCAAATATGGATGATCGCGCCAGAGATACCATCCATTATTTGTATTTCTGTAGTCTTCAAGGAAAGCCTTGCGTTCATTATCGTTTTTGAATTGTTTCATGATTCTTCCCTTTCATCTAAATCCATTCCAGATAAGACCTATAGTTATAAATAAAGAACCGATCACAATTGATTGTGGTAATGTCATGTTATAAAACGTCACCATCTTTCTTCCTCCTCATCCCAAACAAGTGACCCTTGCATCTCTCCCTTTAACTTTTCTATCATCTCAGATGTAAGGTGCTCTATGTATCCGTCTGGAATAAATATTGTGTTAGTATCAACTCTCCAGCACCATCTTTGAGTCTTGTTTGTGTTTGGGTTTTCAAGCGCAATCCGAATTGTCCAGCAATCTTTCACGACTGGTTCTTCATCAAACATACACCCATGTTTTTCAAAATATGCTTCGTCCGATATGAATTTTGCTAATGTTAATGCAGGGGCCTGCTTTAATTCTGCTTTATATATATCACCCCATGGATAAGCACCAGGTAATTTATCAAATTTATCAAGCAGGTCCTGTCGGCTGATAAGTTCATGCATGATTACTTTATTCTCCATCATTCCTCCCTTGCTCCACAACTGCAAAAATCATCATCGTCACAATCTTCTATATTCTTGCTTCTTTTTAAAAGACAGTAATGCTTATGCTTGCATTCCTTACACCTAACGACATTAAGGAATACAGTGAGTTTCTTCATAACAGTTGCTTGTTCTTCTTCGGTTTCACAATGGATCACGATGTCATAATCATCTTTATATTCTCTTGCTACTCCATCTTCACCGATTGTTAACATTAATACGTCACTCATCTGGTTCACCTGCCCTCTTATCCTATTTACTATTTGCTTCACCCATCAATTCATGCAACTCCTCAGTTACCCTGTTACACTCCCTAATTTTCTCGGCAATGTTCCTTGCCATATCATTAAGCCCCATGATATACTGAATGGCTTTACCCTCGTTTTTTTCATCAGACAACCATTCATAAACATCGGCAATCATATCGCTTAATTATTTATAAACATCTGCTTCGGTAATCATTTCTGTTCTCCCGCTTTCCTCCTATAATCCTTACTATTCTGCTTGACTGCAAAAATCATCATCTACCATCCTACATACCTCTTGGTCTAAGAAATCAAAATAAACAATCTCTTCTTTTACTTCATCCCACTCCCACTCTCTTGTCTTGCGGTTATAGTGGCTGTTTGCCTTGCATTGGAAATCATATGATCCTTGACCTTTTCTTAGTGGACATTTGTCACATCGCACATGGCCTGTGTCGTCATAGGATGAATATCTCTCGCAGATTTTTCGTTCTCTTTCGTTAGTAATCATGGTATCACCGACCAATCAAGTTTTTGTCCACATTCAGGGCAATAACATTTATCCAAATCAAAACCATGACCTAACCGTCTGCACCCACATGAGGGACATTTGTAACGTGTAAAGAGTATTCCCTCTTCAAGCGGGTCTTCAAAAGGTTTTTGTGGAATTTGTCGCTTCACGGCTTCTATTGCAATATATGTTGCAGGCGAACACTTTTTATATAGTCTTTCGTTACTGCTACATATAAGCAACATATTCATATCTCTCAAAACATCTAATGCTTCTTGATTTGTCATTCTTTATCACCTCGCACATCCGCACCGCAGTTGGGACAGAAATTATAATTCCAAAGATTTCCCTTTAGTGGATTTTTTCTGTTGACTCTGCATCCGCATTGGTCACACTCCCATAAGTGCCCTTTAAGAACCCACTCCCCACGCTTTGGCTCTGCGGATGGCAACTTTGCAATCATGGTTTTTACTGTAATTAGTGCCCCTACTCCAAGCTGACCTGTCCATAGGTCTATAGCTGAGTCGCAAATAGATAAGGCCCTCTGTCTATCAATTAAATCACTCATCACATGCTCCCATCTTCAGGAATCCCCATGTCCTTGATTGAATCCTCATAACTCTTAATTACTTCATCAATTGTCATTCCTCTCACCCCTATGTTTCTAGTCTTATCACCAAGTACAGAACTACCGTCAGGAAAACCAGAAGCCCAGACAGCCATGCGTACAGAGGAAAAGCATCATTGTCCTCTTCGCCTAGCCATACCATAAAAGACGCCATTCCTGCCGTGATGCCTAAATAAGCAACTACCAATCCTATAATTATCAAGAATTTAAATAACATCGCTGATCATTCTCCTCCATTCATCCAGACCTATAGGAACATCAACAAATTCATCTTCATTGACACCAACAACAATGATCGTTCCAACAAATCCAATACCACAGACATCGCAGTTATATGGATAGTGTTTTAACCTGCCTTCTTCATCGCAGATAATAGCAAGATCTTCATCAATGGGGACTGCCTGGATGTATCCGGATACAATATCCTGCAGGGCTTTCAATGTATTATCAATTTCAATGATCCGCCCTATGTCATCACTGGGCTTTTTTACAATGGCATATATTTTCTTCATTTGTTACCCCTTTCAAATATACCTCCCTACCTAATGGCAGGGAGGCAATACCATGGCGTCAACGGGTTGCATCGTAGCGTTAAATTGCAGAGATTCAATAAATGCTTTATGCATATATGGAACCTGTGGACGGGTTGCTATATCATATCCTTCCGGATGTGATAACTAAGTCTTATCATTTCCAGTAAGTTTACTTTCAATCACTTCATAATCATAATCTCGCTGATCAAAGTTATGAAAGCTGTTTTTTGGCTTCTTCTTGCTCTTTCCTATTGGATAAAATGACTTCCAGCAAGATGTATAGGCCTTCTTACAAATTGCGATACGGTCAGCATCGTCATCGGCCACACTGTCAAGCTCCTCCTTCAGGATCCTGATCTGCTCGTCGGTCAACGGTGTCTTCTGGTTTCCGTTTCGCATGGAAATGTATAGGTTGAAGATACGATTGAGCTCCTGGTTGTCGTATATAATATATATACTTTTATTCTCTTTTATTTCTGTGTGACTACTCTCCGAATTTAATCGATTTTCTTCGGAATTAATTCGATTTTCTTCGGAATTAATTCCGCCTGAGGGTGACTTTAATAAGGGTTCCTCATTTTTTGGATCGTCAAGGAGCCAATATTTGTCATTGTAGAGGCGTCTCTTCAGCTGCTTCAGTGCTATCTCCTGATAGCGTGTTTGAATTCCAACAGAGGTAACTACAGACTTTGCTAGGAGGCCATCATCCAGGAGGCCTATATCCGCGCAGTACTGAATTACTTGCTCGACGTCTCTCTGTTTCACCCATCGGTTACCGATCTTTCGGATGACCATTTTCGATAGCTTGGCTTTTGATAATTCGACATAATACCCGTGACTGTAAACGATAGTCAGGATAACATCATAGATTGTTACGCCTTTAGGGCCGTACTCTTCCAGGAGGTCGAATATTCTGTCATCGTCATAAAAATCGACTGCTTTCGGAAAGTAGCTAAGCCCCTTTTTATTAGGGGCTCCCCGTCTTCGATCCATAACGGTTTACTCTCCTTTGTCTTTGTTATCCAATAATTGTGATACGGCCCTTCAGATCTTCGGGAACCATATTATGAATATATTCACAAATACGTTCGATAGCTTCATGCTTCCAAAGCCCTCCATCGGCCTCTACAAGTTTAAAGCGCGGTCTGTCTTCGCCGCTGCTGATCCGGAACACGAACTTGCTCTCGGGCTGGTCGATTTCCATGAACGTCCTATATGGTTTTAAAACCACAGGATTAGGGACTATGACGTCCTTCTTGCCGGCAATGCCATGTGACACTGTGGCCTTCTGTGAAGTCCCGTCATCCCCATAGTTTGCGACCGTCTTTTCTTCTACGTTGCCGGCTACCTGAAGGATCAGCTTCAGATCATCCGTCATCTTAAAAGCAGTCTGCATATTGACTATAAAATTCTCTTGATTATAGTATCTGTCAAATAAAAAGCCATGTGGTTCTGTACATACCTTAAAGAGAGTTTCCCTGCATCTTTCCTCATCGAGTCCTGAGATCAGTTCTACCTCCTGCGGATTCAACACATGAATGATCATGGACTCCTTTAGTTCTTCTTTTCTGCCAAAAAGATACGCTATCAGTGCCGTGAGTGTATGGGCAACTAATGGTTTAGCTTTATATATCGGTTCATCATAACAAAGCAGCTCTTTAGTAGAATATGTATGGCCCCCTATTTCTTCAATATAAGGAATTGCGTTCTCTTCCCCTTTATTAATAAGATATTCAATAGCTTCTTTTAATCCCATCATTCTGCCCTCCTTAATTCAACTGGTTGAGATTCAAATATCTCACCTGTATCGGCGTCGTATCCACCGGGCTGTTTGTCAGCGTCTTCATAATCGGCAAAAGACAGCTGGCCAGGTATCTGGTTCCCGAGCTCAACACAGTCAACGTCACCAGATTTCAGGTCTTTGCCGAATCCAAATACAGCAAGACTTTCCTTTTCCGGAGCGAGCACCGTTTCTACCAGGATCCCACAATGTTGCAAGCTCCGCTCTTTCCCGCTGAATGTCAGCGTTACTTTAATCTTTCGCTTTGCCTTCGGGTCCGTATTAGGATCCATAAGATTCTGGGCGACGTCTTCCAGAGCTTTGTTCACCTTTTTGGTGAGTGTTCCGCCTGCGAGAGTTTCCAGATTGCAATGCTGCATGTTCCACCTCCATTATTACTATTTCGATACGGGGCTTTTTCCTGTCTACATAAAAAGAGTCTGAAAAGCCCGTGATATAATTCCATCCGTCATCTTTAAGAACTCCGCAGCTCACGAGAGCGTCCTGGATCACTTTACGGCCATAGGAAGAGATATTATCAAGGTCCCTCTTCTGATTCGGCTCAAACCATGCATATCTCATATATACAGGCTTCGTGATCTGGATGCCTCTGAGCTGTGAGCGTATCAGCCACTCAACAGCCTGCTGGTCTTCACGCTTCAGGTCTGCGCCTCTCTTAGGGTGCCTTCGGCAGGCGCCTATATATTCATTGAGTGAACTGAGTTTACCTTGAATCGTAAGCTTATGAGAATATTGGTGACTGTCCATTTTCTTCTGCCTTCTGCTGCTGATCCGGTTCGGGTTCATGCCTTTCGATACGTTGCTGTTCTTCCGGGATGATCACCTCAGGAATATCAACATATTCACCTTCCTCCTCCGTGAATGCACCGCCAAAGGATGAGGGAAATGCTTCACGGAGTGCCTGGACCAGCGCAACCTTGCGTATCATGGTTGCAGGCTTCTTTGCCCACTGGGAATTAAGTGAGCCGTCTTTCTTGCGACCAGCATATTCGTCGAAAGGGACCTCAACTTCGTAGGCGTGGGTTCTGTCCTTACGGTAGACCTTGGCCCAGCCGCCTATGATATCCTCATCATTAAGCCTAAAGTTTCCGGGTCTTCTTATAATCTCATGGTCTTCTCTGGATAATACAATGATGCCGGCCTTAAAGCCGTCAAACGACTCATTGGCTTCCGCACGCTTCATGTAGGCCTCTTTACCCACGACCATAGTAGCCGGCTCATTGCCGTACTTGATACAGTAGGCTTCTTTTGCCCAGGGATTCAAACCGGAGAACTTACAGAGGTTCATGAACATGATGATCTCTTTAACACTCACCTTTTCCTTATCGCCTGATACCATATATTCCCTGACGATTTCCGGAGTAAGTTCTACCTTCTGGCCTCCGACTTCATAAACTGCTGTCTGCACGTTCTCAATCATCTGGGTTTTTTTCTTAGTAAGTTTGTTATTAACAGCCATTAGTCAGCACCTCTCTTTTTATCACTCTCAATTGTTCACTGTTATCACTAAGAAGCGAAATAGCATTATTCAAAGCATCAAACTTGGACTCTTTAGCGATGACTTCAATGGTCACCTTGATCCGCTTTTCAGCCGGTTCTGATGCTCTGGTGATGTTTGGCAGCGGCTTGGGTTCTTCCGGAGGTTCATCTTTATACTGCTCCTGTAACTCCTGCCTTTGTCGCTCTCTTTCTTCATGAAGCTGGCGCTCTCTCTCCTCACGGAGAGCTTTAGCCTTTTCAGCCTCTTCTTTTCTTTTGCGCTCCTGTTCCTCGAATAACGCCTTTTTCCTGGCCTGTTCTTCAAGGCGCTGCTTCAGTGCCATCGCCATGGAAAAGTCAAAGCTTTTCAGATATTCCTCTTTCATCTCAAAGACATACGGGGAAGTATCTGCCTGGATAAGTTTAAGCTCACGGTCGACCTTCTCAGAAAATGCTTTTATCTCATCAATGATTGTCTTTTCTCCATAGGTCTTATTCAACCATTTGGGATTATAAACAGCTTCATACGGTACCGTTCTGTCAAGGTCTCCGATATGTTCGGCGAAAAGCTCCCTACAGCGTTTTTCCTTCTCCTGTTTAACTACTTCCTCATATCCTTTAATCTGGCTGTCGATATTGCCAACAGCTTTGTCAATGATGCCGGTCAGTTCCTTTATCTGTGCCTCAAAGACAGTATAGGGATCCATTACCTGCTTCTTGACCTCTTTACGTTTATCTTCCAGTGTCTTCTTGAAATTGTTCAAGCTGGCCCTGTCCTTCTTAGCATCCTGAATCTGGTCCTCGTCATAAACCAGGTTCATATAATCGTTTGACCTTTCCGTTATCTCCTTCTTCAGGTCCTCAAAATTCCAATCAATGGTTTTGATAAACCCGTCTTCTTTAGGTGCGAATATGATAAGTTCCACGCTTTGCTCCTTTCTTAAAATCCCGGCAGGATAAGCCCGGGCTCGCGGTCATGAGTAACCGCTTCCCAAAACTCACGGCCTGCATCTGCAAGATACTCGATATCATCCTCTACCTCTGACCGTTCTATGAAATAATGCCGTACCTGCTTCCGGATCTCGCCCTGGAAATCCGTCTTAAGCTGTGCAACGAGCACTGCAAAATCATATTCGGTAACCATCAGGTACCAAAGCACCTGACAATAATAATTATCTGGTATCTGATCTTTCCAACTTTCTCGCTGCATAGACTGCAGGATGTTGGAGGTCTTAATCTCCAGCACTCCGCGCCGGCCATCCGGATCCACGAGCTCACCGTCAAGAGATGCGTGAGCCCATGGATATTTAGCATTGGTTATCAAATTGTTTTCATAGTAATTTACTTGGTATTCCGGATAGTCCAGGGCGAACAATGCCCTAAGATGCGGTTCCGCCTGATGGCCATAGATCACATAAGGTTTGTCAGAGATATCTTCCGGCTCTATCCTGCCGGTCTTTTCCCTAAATAATTCCTGATTTGTCTTGTAAGGATTCTTCCCAATGATACCGGCAGCGTCAGAACCGCCGATTCTTTTCCGGTGCTCTTTCCACTCATCCTCAGTATCAAACTGGAACCTGATTATTCCATCGGAAATCAATTGTCGCGTCATTTTGCCTTATAAGCCTCTTCTGCCTCTTTTTTCCACCTATACGCACAGCTCATTGATACACCCAATTCGCTGGCAATATCTTTCATCGTCCAGCCCGCATTAAGCAGGGCATTGATCTTACCGAGATCTTTACGGCTGTCCTCTTTCTTGGTCGGCGTATACTCCAGATCTTCCGGATCAGCTTCTTCAGCATCAGGCTCTTTTTCAGTTTTCGTGTTTATATTCGTTAATAAGTTAAGAAAACAACTTGAATGAAATTTTTCTAGGCAATCAGGATGAAAATGATATATGTCTTCATCTTTATTCGAAAGAATCTCATTATTCATGTATCCAATCTTTCCCCTGTGTAAAATTTCAACATCTTCATTATCGCGGTCGATCATCTTACTGCAATAATCACATTTAAACGAAACAATCTTCATTTACAATTAATTCCTTTCGTGCTATGATAAGAATATGTTTTTACTCAAGCGCCTGACGGGTTCCCTTTAATCCTCGGGCGCTTCTTTTTTTAGTTTTTCAAGCTGATAATGAGTAAAGCCCATAATAAATGTCTTTTTATATATTTGAGCTTCATCTTCGTCTCCATCAGCCAGCCGTAAGCAAGCACCGTCAATGGCTTGTATCAAATATGTCATAAATAAAGTAGGATCAATAGCGCCTTCTAAAACAACCCTACTTTTTTTATCATCGATTCCAACCAAACCAAAAATATATTCGCCTTTTCCTACTAATACTTTGTTACCATTGGCACTTTTTACAATTAACTCGACCATTATTCTCCTTTCTTAAAATGCGGGCTCCAGGCCATGCTCTTTTGCATATTGATGAAGCGCAGCCATAGCTTCCTACTCTGTTTTAAATTTCCCGTGTCTCATCGGCTCAAAAACAGCAATATCTTTTCCTCGCCTCCCTTCTTTGATCGTCCCGATCCGCCAAGGCGGGACCCTCATCCAACCGGTATCAAAAACAAATAACAACTGGCCATTAGGCAAACGGTACGATATTGTTTTATTTTCCTTGCTCATCTGCCTACCTCTGTCATAACAACGAAGCAATTCCAGGCAGCGGGAGCGCTTTTATCTTCTGGATCGTTGTGGCTGATCACGTTCATCCAGCTCGCCAGAAACCAGACGAAGAGGATGATTAATAGAATTACACTTAAGCGTTCTATTGCCTTCACTTTATCCTTCCTTTCCCCGATGGCCTTACAACGCTGGGCAAACACAGTTAATGGTTACAAATTATACATATTAGAGGATTTATCACTTATAACAAAAAAGTACTCGCTGGATGATTTTGAGTGCTTACCCAGCTGTGTAAAGCCACCGGATTATTTAGTTTTAGATCAGATTGCTTTTTCCTTGTCGATCCTGACAAGGTTGGTGTTGTATCCACAAAGCTCTGCAATGCCTGCCGGATCAAAGGGCGGTACCAGCTTCCGCATGTTCTTGTCTTCCAGCTGGTCCTTAAAAGTCATATAATCAATGACTGAATAAAGATTATATCTATTCCCTGCTACGGCACAGCGGTGGTACCTGCCCCTTTCGATTTCGCTCTTCACTCCGTTGATCAGCTTGGCCACAGTGGTCGTGCTGCAATGGAGTTCTTTGGCCAGATCATTCCGGCTCATGTAAGCGGTATTTTTAATCAAAACAGCGACAAAGCCGTCATGCATGACGCTCCTCCTTTCCATTATTTAACAATGTCATCAATTGGAACCTGCAAAAATACAGAAGCCTTTTTGACCCATGAAATACCAGGATCGTGGTCTTTCCACTTATAAAAACCGCCTCTCTGTAAACCGATACTGTTCTCGAACTCTATGACAGGGATATTTCTCTCTGCCAATATTTTTTTTACGTTATGAAACAGCGACACCTTCTCACCTCCTTCTTAAAATGGTCGAAAATTTTACACACAATATTGACTTTTTACGTAATATATTCTATAATCAAAGTTACCACACAAATCAACATACAACACATACGGGCAAGCTATATTTGCGTAAAATTTTCAACCTCAAGCTTTATTATACGCAATATATTCAACTTGTCAATATGTTTTTGCGTAAAATTTTCAATTTTTACGAGGAGGAACATAATGGGCAGGTATGAGAAAATCAAATTTCTTTGCAAGGAAAGGGGTATTACAATTACAGGACTGGAGAAAGAATTAGGATTTGCCAGAGGTTCACTAAGCAAAATTGACAAGAACCAACCCAGTGCTGACCGTCTTGAAAAACTATCATCTTACTTCGGTGTGCCAATAGAATATTTTTTAGAAGTCCAGAATTTTGGACACATTCAGGAGTATTATGAGGACGAAGAAACCGCACGACTTGCGCAGGAAATGTTTGACGATCCAGATATGCGGGCTCTTTTTCACATGAAAAAAAATATGGATGCCAGCAAATTTAAGGCTCATATGAACATGATGAAAGAGCTTTATAGGCTTGAGCATCCGGAAGAATATCCGGAGGATGATATGGGTGATTAATGTAGTCTACTTAAATATGGAATTTGGGATTCATGAGCAGGTATCGCACAATCATGATGGAAGTTATACGATATTTCTTAACTCCAGGGACAGCAGAGCCATGAATATACTTAGCTACCAGCACGCTCTTAAGCATATACTTAAGATGGATTTTGAGAAGGATGATATTCAGCAAATCGAAGCTGAAAATCATAAATAATCAAAGGAGGGGTTAAAAATGAAGAAAGGAGTAAAAACAGGATGCGGTTGCTTTACGGTCTTCGTGATCCTGCTGGTTATTATGGTCGCCTTGATAGGTTCCGGCGGAAGCGACAATGATAAAAAGGAAACCAAGGTAACCGAGCAGGCCACTATCACCGAGGAGTCAACCACAGAAGCGAAATCGGAGGCCACTACCACTGAGGCCACCACTGAGAAAGCTGATGAACCAACAGAGAAAGATGTTTCAGTTGGAAAGCAAAACGCCCTGGAAAAAGCCCAGCAATACTTAGATTTTAGTCCATTTTCTAAAAAGGGGTTAAAAAAACAATTGGAGTATGAAGGCTTTACCGAGGAGGAGGCTAAATACGCAGTTAAACATTGTGGTGCTGATTGGCAAGAACAAGCATACTTGAAAGCATTACAATACTTAGACACCACTGCATTTTCAAAGAAAGGGCTAAAAGACCAGCTTAAATTTGAAGGATTCGAAGATGAAGAAGCTGAATATGGTGTTGATAAGTGCGGAGCTGACTGGAAAGAACAGGCCGTCAAGAAAGCCCAGCAATATTTAGATACTAATTCTTTTTCTAAGGATGGATTGATTGAACAATTAAAATTTGAGGGATTTACAGCGGAAGAGGCTGAATACGGAGCCGATCAGGCTTACAAATAAATGTAGAACTAAAAAACCGCCACCCTGCTGCAACAGGATGACGGTAAAAGACCACGGCCCCAAAGGTGTCCGCAGTACTGGCATTGCAATTATAACACTTTCTGGGGCCTTCTTCAAGAGAGGAGGGCTTTTTATTGTGGATTGAAAAATTAAAAAACGGGAAGTATAGAGCAGTTGAGCGGTATACTGAAATCATGACCGGAAAGGTCAAAAAGGTGTCGGTAACTATGGACAAAAACACCGCTGCCACCCGCAAGGCTGCAGAGGCCGCCCTGATCAGCAAGATCATGAAGCTGAACTCACAGACCAGGGATACATCCAGCCTACGATTATGCGACCTCGTAGAGCATTATAGGGCATATCAGAAGATTAACGTCAAGGCGTCAACATACAGCAGGAACTACCATGCTGCAAATACTTTGATGAGGATCCTGGGCAAGGATACACTTGTCTGCAGGCTGTCAGCCGGGTATATCAACGACAGGATGGCTGCTACCGGTAAAAGTCCAGGAACGATTAACGAGCATATTGTAAGATTAAAGGCATTACTGAGGTGGGGATATAAGAAGGATTATATCGATGATATCTCATATCTTGCCAAGCTGGAAACTCAGGAGAATGAAGCAAAGAAGGAAAAGCTGATGAATAAATTTATGGAATCTGAAGAGTTAAAAGCATTGATAGATGGAATGGAAGTTGAACGATGGAAGGACCTAACCAAGTTCCTGGCCTTGACCGGCCTCCGACTCGGTGAGGCTTTTGCGTTGGATCTGAATGATATAGACATGAAAGAGCGTCTGATCTACGTCAAAAAGACCTTTGACCCTGCCCACGACATTGAGACGTCTACCAAAACAGGGACATCTACCCGCAACGTGTATATACAAGACGAGATCATTCCCCTGTGCCGGAAATTAAAATCAGAATGTGCGGCTCAAAAACTTTTAGGGGGTAATGGGAAGATATTCCTGAACCATAAAAATGAGTTTTATGCATACGAGAAGTATTTCAGGGAGAACACTGCAAGAATACTAGGTCGGAGACTTACACCTCACGCACTACGCCATACACATGTGGCCCTGCTGGCTGAGCAGGGTATCTATCTTGATGTGATATCCAGAAGACTCGGCCACAAGAATAGCCAGGTCACTAAAGACGTATATTTTCATGTTACAAAGAAGCTGCAGGCTAAGGATAACGAGGCAATACGCTCCGTATGTGTTTTTTGAGTATTGCCCCATTTCTGCCCCATTTTTTAACATAGTAAAAGCCCAGAGCGCATATATAAAGGCTCTGGGCAATTTGTTTTAGTGCGGATAACAGGACTTGGCATCAACTCAAAAAAGGCATAAAGCCGCATAATAACAAGCATTTAAGCCGTATTTTAATAAATCATATCACAAAACCGTGCATAAACAAAGCAAAATCTGCCCCATAAATGCCCCATTATGATAGCGATCCTAACCCTGCGGACCAGGTGAACATACCGACTATACCATCAGCTGTCAAATCGTGGCTTTTTTGAAATGCCTTTGTCTTTGCTTCGGTCTTAGCTCCGAATTCACCGTCAATTGCAGCACCCACTATTACCTGCCAGACTTTTACGGCCTGACCCTTAGATCCCTTCTTAATGATTGGCATGTTGTAATCATCCGTCTTTGTCTTTGTCTTTGACTCTTGCTTTGGTGTCTTCTTTGCCGGTTCTTCGCCTGGTGCCTTGCAGAACAGGGCATGCTCGTCCTTCCTGCGCTCATACAGGCCTTTGACGTATCGGCCTCCAGCCTTGCAGTACTCCAGTATCTTGGAAGCTATCTGCTTGTTGGATCTGGTGCCATAGTCTGTCAGCCCATCGATATTTCCGATGTTGTAACAGAAGCTCACCAGGGCGTCAAACTGGTTTTGGTTCCAGTGATATATATCCATATACTTGTTGACTTTTGGCTCGTATATTGCCTTAATGCAATCTTCCAGCCATGCGTCAGCTGTGCCCTGGGTAATTTTAAGCCCGCTCCGGATCTTGGTGTGGGTGATCTTACGGTCAGCATCCGTGATACCATAACCGATGGTCCAGACTCCAACACAGTCCTTGTATGCTTTCAGGTAGCAGCCTTCCCACTTCTTGATTAACTTCAATCCAGTACTACTTATATGCATTACTCTTCAACCTCCGGCAGTCCTGCTACTGACGTCAGCATTGAAAGAATACCCGCCAATAATGACGCAGATGCTACAAGTTTCCAATCAACATTACTCATGGCCATACTGGTTCCTATTGTGGCAATGGCCGTCTGTGCTACGGTTTTAAGAGCCCGTATACCTGCAGCCTTAAGCCATTTAACTGTCTTTTCGTTCATTAGAATTCACCTTCTCTCTTAGCTCATCGATACGTGTAAAAGCTGTCTTCAAATCTCTTTTGATAACGACAACCTCTTTCTCTAGGGTGTTGAGATCTTTGTTGAGTGCCTTGATATCTGTCCTGGTCTCATTTGTTGTTACACATACCTGGTCCAACTTCATATTTGCCTTGAGCAGGCTCTCTTTGATTCCGTCAAGTTTTGCATCATCTTCAAGGATCTCTTCTTTTCTTTGCTTGTTTCCGTTTCGCATATATGTCAGTAAAGCTATTAGTCCAGCAACTGCTGATATGCCCCATGGTATAAGATTCCAGTAATCCATTTCTTCACTCCCTCCAACGAAGGACTTCAGAAATTTTATGTTTGTAATTTTCGTAGTTAGCTTTGATGCCGGTATACTTTCCGTCCTTCATGCTGTTGTGTCCACCATCAAATACAATGTAGTTACTGCCTGAGTAAGTGGCTGTGTGGGTCTTGTCCTTGAATGCGAGGATATCACCAGGCTTAAGTAATCCGGCGTCTACGGCCTGCTTTACAGTCTTGCCGATCGGGCCGTCCTTCGTGATCCGCTTCAGGTACTTCTTGACGGCTCCGGTGTAGTGGTGCTTAAAGCTGCCATGATTACCAGATACCCACGGCTTGCCATCGGCCCTTTTGATGCCCATGGCTCGGAGCGCCCAGGCTGTTGGAACCAGGCAGGTGATACCCACTTTTTTCTTTTTACCGATCCTGTTCTGGGCCTTGCCGAAAGAGTCAACTTCCGACATAAACTTATAAAAAAACCACCGGCTATTATCCTTGATATAGTGGTGGTAGTTTTCCAAATATTTGAGAAATTTAACGGCGTTTTGAGAGACCATCTTGGTAGATCCGGCATAAATGAAACCGTACTTACCAGAAGGGGTCTTGATATAATACCAGTTATTGCCTGCGGCTGATAGGATCGCATCACACACGCTGATCAGCGCACCCTTTTTGAGCGGAGAAAATGGGCATTGCTTATGAGTCTTTCCAGCCCACTCCCGGACCTTTGCCTTTTTGGTTGTTATTGCTTTAAAGACTTCTTTCTTGCTGGGCGTGTTTTTGCCGGTTTGCTTGAATTTTGTACGGCTAGTCGCTTTAAATGCCATGATATCCCCCCTTATGAAATTGTGTTCCAGCTTGACCAAGAAGCAGGACTACCAGAATACCGCCTGATATATATGCTTGATGCACCTATCGCTATTTGAACAATGATTCCGCTGATATTGAGAACTATCAGCGGCGACCATGTGAGTCCAGATGGGTAGTTGGCTGGCACGGTACCACCGACAAGATATATTCCTGTTGTTGTGATGCCGTTAGCGCCTGATGAGTCAAAAGTTGGCTGTCCCCTGAAAACTAGTACATTAGTAGCACTGGTCTTTTCAATTGTGCTACAGTTGACCTCTCCCGTATTGGAGACAGTAAAAGCATTTGACCGATTGCTATTGCTTGAACCGTTTCCAACAATGTAAAGTGCGTTGCTATCATCGGAATTGTACTGCCCTACAACAGTTTGATTGTCGGCTGATGTCCTAGTGCCAAGTCCACTAGCACTTGAACCCTCATGTCTTGCTTGTGTTTCAACTCCTTGTGCGGTGGAATAATCACCACTTGCGAGCGTTCCACGGTTTTGAGCGTGCGAATACTTACCTAAAGCTATACTATCTCCTTCCGCATGTGCTCCAGTGTTTAAAGCCTTTCCAGACCCCTCAGCAGATGAAAAAGCACCACTTGATACAGTGTCAATGCCTGTAGCAAAAGAATAAGCACCTATATATAATTTCCAATAATCAGCACTAGATGATGGGGTATGTCCTGATGACCCTACTGGGTTTACATATACCCAAGTTTTATTGTTATAACGAACTACTTCTCCCGGATAATAAGTAGTAGATGGTGAATAGTCGGATACCGCTACTCTTCTATCACCAAGAGTATAGTATGGAGCATTACTTGTACCTGATGTACTTGTTGATTCTCCAAAGCCAATATTGGCTATTAACATATCACTATTGTTTACTTTTCTAATAACCTGCATACCACCAGATGTAATTTCGATTCTGGTGTTGCCGCTTAAGATATCTCCAATAGTTACACCATCAACACGGAATGATGCAATAGTGCCACCTGTCGAGTCAATGATATACGTTCCCGCAGTAGTATATGTACTGCCCGCACCTGTCGCTACTAGTATCTTATAAGTACCCTGACCTGCGGGCAAAAGCCATAAGCCGTCTTCGGTCACTGCTAAGTGGGTTCCAACATAGTTGTTTAAGGATTCATCTATGGAAAGTTCATAGTAAGAGGCAAGGTCATCCGGATCAGGCTCTGTGACAAGCGAATAATGGGTATTGCCGACCACATAATCACCGTTGGGGTCTAGTATGAAGTAGACATGGCTTGGGTCTATCGCTGTGTCAGTGGTAAGAGTCATGGTTCCATGCTGGGTAATCCAAGTCAGGGTTTCCGCTACGCTCTGAACAGTGGACAGCCCTGTCAAGGCCCTGGATGCGTATTCGTTGGCATTGGTGGCCGACACCCTTGCCTCGTCTGCAGATCTCTGAGCCTGTGCCGCTGAACTCTGAGCGCTTTTGGCAGCTTCATGCGCTACTTCTGCGGACGCTACAGCCTCATTGGCCACACTTGCAGCGCTGCTTGCCATCGCCCCTGCCTTAACTGCCATTTTATCGTCAGTTGGTGGAGCATCATAGTTCCCAGTGATCCAAGCCCTGCCACCACCGACACGGACTTGCACAGAGTCGCCTTCCACTGCATTGATGGTCAGCTTAACTGGAGTCTCATCCACTCCTCCGGGTATATGGACCCATGCGACACCATCCTCAATCCTTTTAATGGTGGCAACAGTGTCATAAGCTGATGTTTTTTTCTTGCTGCCTCGCTTGATCGTGTCAGACAGGCTCTTTACTATCCTGTCGAATTTTGCGCTCATACTTTAACAACCTCCTCGGATGTCGTACACCCATGACCAAGTGTAACTGACTGCGATGTGACCATGTAATCTCCAACCAAGCCTTGTGCCGGATAATTCAGCCGGACAATATCAGTAGGCTTGACATCTGGGTGATACCGCCTGTCATAGGATGCCAGGACGGCGTATTGCTGTTCTTCTTTCAATCGTCTCATGGAGTACTCTGCAATAGTCTCCCCATCATTCAGGTCACATGATGTCTCCTGCATCCACACCTCTCTGCCTCTGTTTGGAATGGACAGCGGAGAGTCTTCATCCTCGTCCCTTGCGATCGCTGACTGATCATCAGATACGGCCCGGAACACATTAGGGCACTCATACCAGTCAACGGATATCTTAAGCTGCTTTTCTATTACATCGCTTATCGTGGCACCAAAAGAAGCTGATGGCTTCGATGCTTTAGGACATACCCTTACTGTGCCATAGCCGTCAATCTTCAATCTCCAACCAATAGCTTTTAGGATCTTGTCGGTCATGGTCAGCCTAGTCTCTTCGTCCTCTGCTATGATGGCCTCTACCAGTGCCGGAGATCCATCATCAATGATTACAGGGGCTGGAATCACAGAAAGCAGAGATTTGATGATCTCTGCTCCCTGCATTCCCTGTGGTGCATACCAGCCCAACGGCAGCAGCACATCGTCTGCCGGTTTTAAGACTGAGTATAACTTCACTGTATTTGTTTTTACTATTCCATAGATATTTGTGTCTGGAGATGATGATAATCCAGTGAACAGCGCAGTCGGTTCTGCGTTGCCCCTTTGCTTAGCATTAAGATATATCCGTATCCATCTCTCTCCTGCGGAGTATCCCTTGCAGTCAATGTCAGCCGACTCCCTCAGGTCCGTTTCGGTCTCGTTGATTTTACCGCCTGTGATCTCAAATCGTCCCAGGCTCCTGAAGGTGGTCGGGTCGACAAATCTGGCAAAGTACTCCGATGTAAAGCCTTTATCCCAGTCCATAGCTACTCCTATGCAATATATCGTTTATATGAATTCTGAACTTTATTGTCTGAAGTGTAAACATATTCTAATGTGGTATTGATGTCTGAATGGCCCATCAGCACCTTAATCTCCTGGATGTCCATGCCACGGTTAGCAAGTGTGGTGGCGAACGTCCGTCTGAACCGATGCGGATGCACATTGTCCACTTTTGCTCTGTCAGCAATGCAATTTAATAGCTTTCTTATGTTGTCAGGCTTGTACTGATGATGAAAACGATCAAGAAATAAAAATCCGTTGTTATGCTCAGATTCCAACAAATACTTTTGAAGATGGCTTTTGGCCAACTCGCTCATGTATACTGTCCGTTCTTTATCACCCTTGCCTTTGGTGATATGGATGGACAAATTGTTGAAATCCACATCAGTTATTTTGATGTTGACAAATTCCGACACACGAACGCCTGTGGATAGCAGGATCTCTACCATCGCACGCTGTTTGTTGGTATTACAAGCACTACGGAGCATATCAATTTCCACACTGGAGAACGGCAGTTTAACCTTTTTAGTGTATTTAATCGGTTTAATTCCCATACAAGGATTTTTAAGGATAATTTCTTCCCTTGTCATCCACTGGAAGAACGCAGACAAGTTGGCTCTTGTATTTTCAAGGCTTCTGTTGGATATTCCACGTTGCTTTTCCATAGCTAGGAACATACGGATATCATATACACCTATGTCTGTGTAGTCCTTTTGTATGCAATCAAACATTGACTTGATTGTATACCGATAAGCGTTAATCGTCTTTTCTGATTTTCCCTCAATCATAAGACAGGCACAGTATCGTTTAACAATGTTTTCATTTACGCCCTCATAAACAATCAGCTCGTTCTTAGCTTCAACCAATTCATAATCCCACAGTGCCTTAGTAAGTTCGTCAGCTACCATCTCAAGCTGTAGATTTGACAGCCTGCCAGCCAGAGACTCCGTGACGGAGTTGATAAAATGCATCCTGTTATCTGTCATAAAAAAAACCTCCCTTTGACAAATCAAAGCAAGGCATGGTATAATAACCCTGCCTTAACCGGCAGAGTCGCACTCACTGTGATTTTCGCGAGTCCTTTGAGTGCGGCTCTTTTTTTTAGTTTCGTGGATACATTTTACAAAATGTTCAAGGGATTTTCAAGGGGGTAGTTTTTAAAATTTTGTGACAAATAAGATGTTGGTTATCTACGTTAAAGTCATATTTTGGT